GGACCAGGCGGCACGCCAAGGAAATTGCACAGCCTGCGGCGCCACGAATCGAAAAGCATGTCGCGATCGCGTTGTTCGTTCTTGTTGTGCTTCCAGACTGCGGCCTGATCCGTGTCCAGATTCGCGCTCGTTGCAGGGATCGCCTGCTCGAGCGTATAGAGGTTCGTCAGGTAGGTATTGACGACGACCGCGCCTTCGCTTGCGCTGATGTGCTGCAAGCGATATTCGAGCGCCAGGTACTGACGCATGATCCACGGGTAGGGGAATACGACATTGCCGTCGCCGAGAGCGGGGTAACCTGCGAAGCGCCTTATGTCAACCAACTGCGCATCGGAAAACGTATAAGGCGTGAATGGCATGGATTACTCGAAGACTGCGCCGGATTGCACTAGCGCGGAGATGAGTGCGGCGTCGGTTTCGAAATCGAATTCCGAGCCAGCGGGATAGAACTTGTTCACGCGCCCCTGGATGAGCAGCCCGTGATTTTTCTTCAGGACCATCTTCGGCGAAGCCTCGACAGGCGATTCGTCTTGTGCGGTCGCTGCTTTAGGCGGTCTGCCCATTGCATGCTCCAGTGAAAACGGGAGGGCGAACCCTCCCGCATTGCCGATTACAGCGATTCGAGAATGATCGCGCGCTTCTGGGCCGAGCTGTTCGCGGTCGGGATCGTTGCGCTCGTCGTGGTCGTGTCGGTCGGCACAGCAAAGCCGCCGGCATACGTCCACGTCTGCGTCACAACCTGCTTGAGCGCGTCCAGCGGCTCACGAGTCACCATCGCCACGTCGTCGACGATGAGGATCGAATCATCCTTGTCCTCGCCATCGAGGTTGTTGCGGTACATGTCTTCCGTGAACACGCCTTCGACCAGCGCGCCCTGACCGCAGAGCACACCGCGGCGAACCGTACCGACACCGGCCAGCGTTTGCACCGGGTTGAGGTTGGTTTCTTGCACGCGCACACCCAGAAGCTGGGCGACGATACCTTGACGGTATTCTTCCGTCGTCACTTGGCCGCGGAAGAACTGTTGGAACGCCGGGTCGCTGTAGAGGCCGGTTGCTTGGAGCGGATCGAGGTACATGTGATACATGCCCGTCGAATCGACGACCGGAACGCCGTTGGCAGCCATCGTTGCCTTGGCGGTCAGGATCATCTGCATCGTCAGCTTGCCGTTGTTGACGTCATTCGCCGACGAGATCGCAGCGGTGGTCGCAGCCATCACGCCGCTCGACGTTGCGCTCGGACGCATGATGACCGGGGCGACCGACGAGATGACCGGGTTAAGCGCCGTGCCGTCAGCAACCGTAACCGACGTCGAGAACGTCAGCGTGCCCGACACACCACCAGGCGTCGTCGAAACGTTCGTGCCGTCAGCAGCGAAACCGGTCAGCGAGTACGTATCGCTACCCACAACCACGTTCACCGGATTCGAGCTCGAAATCGCAACCGGCTGGCCTGCGCTGTTGAGCGTTTGCTGGAAGCCGCGGATGTCGTCGACCGAGATCGTCGTACCAGCCGAGCCCAGCGTCACACGAACGCGCGTATTGCCGCCCATGTACGCGTTGAACAGCGTTTGCTGTGCGAGCGTGTCGATCGAACGATATGCCTGTTCGCCGAGCGCATAGCCGTTGCGCAGGAACAGGTTGGCAATCGCAACGCGAGCCGTCGCGATATTGAGCTGCATCATGCCGGGGTATTGAGCAATGCCCAGGATGTAGTTCTGCGCGGTCAGACCCGACGTAAAGTCCGAGTTGGCAGCCGGCGACATCGGCGTCGTGATGGCAGGCAGGAGGCCCGTACGCGTCTTGGTGATCGTTTCACCGATGTTTGCCATGAACGGCTCACGATCGGCGATAGCGCGGAAGCCCAGCTTTGCCTTTAGCGGCAGGCCGAACTGATGCTCGAGGTAGCCGAGCTGGATCACCGACTGAATAGCGGTGGGCAGATTATTAAAGGCCATGATAGTCCTGTGTGGATTGGGTAAGGGTTAGCTCCCCTCGCCACCAGGGCTGTCGGGCAATAAATCGGTGACCGCGTGCGCGGTCGACAAGGCACTTAAAATGCCCTGAGGGTCAGTCCTCGAGCTTTGGCATCAGCCGCAATCTCTTCTTTTGTTGCTGTGCGAGCGTTGAACGTCTCGACCTTCTTCGGCGGAGGCGTATGGCGCGTCTGCGTGGTATCAACCACGGGCGCCTTGAACAGGTACGGCTTGGCCGTCTTGAACGCTTCCAGCACTTCTGAGACACCAGCGACTTCGCCGGCATCGTCGACCTTCAGGGCCGATGTATCGACCAGCTTGAGCGCATCGACGTCCTGAATGCCCATCGAGAGGGCGACTGCCTTGACTTCTGCGTTGATGATGCGGCGATTCGATGCCTGACGGTCTGCTTCGCGAGTGGCTTCCGCTTCCGCCTTCTGCGCGTCAACTGCCTTTTTCACGGCGTCGTCGATCTTGGCTTGTGCCGCGGCCTCGTCGATCGCCTTCGCTTTCTCGCGGAGTGCAGCGTTTTCACGCCGCAATTCGCGCGCATGATCGCGCCACTGGTCAGGAACCTGGTCAATCGGCAGATCGAGCAGCGGATTGCCGGTTTTCACCGGGGGCGCAGCGGGAGGCGTTGGCGGTGCGCCAGTACCCGGATCGACCGGCTCGCCTTCCATTAGACGGTGTTGCATCATCAAACTACGAAGCAGATAAGGCATCGAGCCCTCTCCAAAAGAAAAAGACCGCATCAGCGGCCCGTTGTTGATCCGGCATCAAGCCGGGGATACTTAACTGAATGCGCCAGTCGCGATGACCGAGACGCCTGCGCCCGTCGTGACCTTCCAACTACCAGAGTTGGATTTCGCGGCGACGCGGATGACGTAGGTTCCAATGCCTCCAGCTACGGCATTTGGCAAAACGGTGAACGCTGCGGCCGTGCCGTCCTGCAACTGCACCTGAGACGTTGCAGCGGTCGCCACGACGCAGATGACGTTTTCGACGTAGTCGCTCGTCCCGCCATTCGCGGTCTTGAGCACAACACCGCTGGAACTCGCCGGAACGACCTGATAATTCGAAGGCGGCTCGACCGTCTCGATCGGGCGACCAGATGCACTGACTGCAGCCATGGGAATTCCTATTCGTTGATCTGTGCCTTGACCTGGGCCGCAGCATTCCTTTCGGCCATATCCGCATCGGCGAGCAGCTTCTCGGCCTTCGGATCCTCTATGTCGTATTCCGAAGCCAGAATCTTGATGGCCGTTTCGCGGCTGAGCAGCCCGGAATCGCAGAGCGTTTTGAGTGTGTTGGCGCGCGCAGCCATGTCCTGCAATGTCGGCTCGAACCAGTCAGGCCAGCGCAGCGTGATTTCCTCGTTCGCGTCGAATTCGCCGACTGGCGAACCATTCTTGAACTGTAGCGCGATCTTCTGCGACGTTCTGATGATCATGCAAATGATTTCAGTAATCGCGCCTTCGCCGTAGCTGATGCGCAATCGGTCGGCTAGATTCACCAGCGCTTGCTGTGCGATCTCCATCGCACGCCCAGACTGGACAGCCGCCATTTTTTCGGGGCTCGTCTGGTTGCCATGCATCACTTCAAGCGAGATTTCGCGCAGATGCTTGACGTACTCGATCACTGCGGCAGATGCCGTCCCGTTGATCTCGAGCAGCTTGGCGTCGCCGTTTTCTCCAACCTTGATCGCATTGGCTGCACCCTTAACGGTCGGGCCTTGCTCTCCGAATGCCGGCTCCTTGATGAGCAGCGTCGGGTCGCCTGCGTATTTCAGCCCGCGACCATCCTGCGAAAGCTGGTAATCGATCTCGATTTGAGTGTCGATCGCTTCATCGGGGAACGTCGGCAAGCCGTCAACTGCATCGCCGCCAGGAAGATTCTTGATCCACACGATGGGCACGAAGCCAAGCTCGTGCTTGACCGTGTTCTCGTCGTCGATCTGCGGCTTAACCTTCTTGTCATCGGCGACTTTCCATGGGAAAAACCACGTTTCCGCGTTTTCATCCCACACCCGCTGAAACCAGAACGTCGATTTCAGTTCGTCGTCGATGATCGGGTAACCCTGATCAGCGAGAGCCTGGCCCGTCGTCTTGTACTTCTCAGTGACCGATTCCAGCGTATCCGGCGCCTTCGGATTCCACTTGGGCGTCAGATATTCCGTGCTCATCACGTCGAGAAACGCGCGCTTTTCGAGCACCTTGAACAGGATCGCGACACTTCCCACGCTGCCGCGGGTTGCTGCGTCGATCATTACCCAGTTAAGGCCCATCTCCTTCGCCAGTTTCTTGATCGCGGCCTTCTGGTTCTCGTCCTTCAGTTCGACGGTCGGGAAATGACCCTCCGAGAACAGCAGCGAAACCGAATCATCGACGACCGTGCGACAGAGATTTGTCCGCACACAGGGCCGACGATCACGAAGCGGCACATATTCACCGGCGCCGTTCGTTTCC